AGTGGGTGGTTTTGCAGTTGGTACAGATACAAGATTTTTTGATGGCTATTTAGCAGAAATTGTATTTCTTGATGGCACTGCTACAACTTGTAATAGCTTCGGTGAATTTAATAGTTCAGGAATCTGGGTCCCCAAAGACGTAAGTGGTTTGACATTTGGCACTAATGGTTTTCATATTGATGGTAGAGATGCAACTGATCTTGGAGATGATGAAGCTGGAAGTAATGATTTTGCAGCAAGTGGACTTGCAGAACATGACCAAGTGTCTGACTCTCCTACGAATAATTTTCCAACTTTAAATCCATTAAACAAATATGGTAGTAATGTGTCTCTATCAGATGGTAATTTAACATCAACAGTTTCCTCAAGCAGTAATCATAGAGGAGCAAAAGCAACCCAAGCTGTTGCATCAGGTAAATGGTATTTCGAGGTGTATTTTAGTGCATCCAATGCTGATAATAATGGTGCAGTTGCTATAAGTGAATCCTCTGAATATAATGATGTTCCGGGAGAAACTTCTGACCCTACAGGATTTAGATACGGTAGTGCTGGAAACTTCAAACAAAATAATGTAGCAAGTAGTGTTATTACAACTATTGCGGCTAAAGATATTGTAATGGTGGCGCTTGATATGGATAATGACAAAGCTTGGATTGGAATTAATGGAGCTTTTGTTTCAAGTGGTGATCCAGCATCTGGTAGTAATGCAATAACTACAACTGTTCCAGATTTAGCTTTTCCCGTGTCATATCATTATAGCACTACAGCAACTGAGATATTTAATTTTGGGCAAGACTCCACTTTTAGTGGATTATATACACAGTCAAACAGTTATGTTGCAGATTCAAACAACTATGTTGGAGCAAGTGATGGAAATGGTGTAGGTAGTTTTTTTTATACACCACCAACTGGTTATTTAGCAATTTGTACAAAGAATTTAGGAAGTTAATATGGCAACACCAACAATACCAAATGGCGAAGAATATTTTTTCAATACCCTGTATGAAGGTAACGGAAAAGGGCAGAGGGTCGGTAAGTTTGTACCTTTTACAGATAATGGCACGATTGCAAATAGTTGTTTGTTTGAAAATAATGTAAGTTCTTATTTATCAAGAACACTAAGTTCAAATGGTAGTGGCACAACAGTAACATTTTCTTGTTGGGTAAAAAGAGATATATTAACACAAGGATTAATAGGGTCAGTAATAATGATGCACTCTAATGTAAGTACAAATTCAGAAATACTTGAATTTAATAGTACAGATAATTTACATTATTATGAAGTAACAAGTGGAACAAGAAAATGGAATTTTGCAACAGTTAGAACTTTTGAAGATACAACTAAATGGTATCATATTATGGTGGCTAGAAATACTACTGAAGATAGTCCAGATGATAGAGTTAAGATTTATGTAGATGGAGAATTATTGACTGATTCAGATTTTCAAGATGGTTCAGGTGCATTAGATTTAATAAAACCAGCAAAAAATGATACTGGATATTGGAATCAAACTACATATGATGCAGTAGTAGGTAACACAAATAATGGAAGTTATATAGATGGTGCTGGTTATCTTGCTGAAGTAAATATGGTTGATGGCACAGCATTAACACCTGACACTTTTGGTGTTACTGATACCTCAACTGGTAGATGGATACCTAAGACATTAAGCGGTATTACTTATGGCACAAATGGTTTTAGATTAACTTTTCAAAACAATGATGCTGTTGCAAATTTAGGTTATGACTATCAAACAAGTGATAGGTCTGGCACAACTAATGATTTTTCTGTAACTAATTTAGCCACTACAAACCAGACTACTGATAGTCCTACCCAAAACTTTGCGACGTTACAAGGAACTGGTGGAACATTAAGTGAGGGTAATTTAAAATTAGTAACTGGTAACACAGAAAGAGCGCATCACAATGCTACATTAAAACCAAAAAGTGGCAAATATTATGCAGAGTTTACTTGTAATGCTATGGGTCGTTCTGAAGTAGGTGTGGTATCAACTCTCAATGTTCCTTATTCATCAAGTGCAACAAGACTACCAGCAACATCAGATGAAAGTGTGGCTGGTTATATGTATTATGGGTATAATGGACGAGTGTATTATGATTCGAGTAATAAGTATGATGTAACTTATGCAACTTATACTACAAATGATTTAATAAGTATCGCTTTAGATTTAGATAATCATACTGTTGAATTTTTTAAAACAACCTATGACAGCGTAAGTGCTAGTTATGGATCAAGAGTAAGCCAAGGGACTTTAGGGTTACCTAATAGTAATTATATTTTTGCTGTGGGTGATGGTGCTGCTGGATATGGAGGTGGTTGGACAGCTAACTTTGGTCAAAGAAGTTTTATTCATACCCCACCAACTGGCTTTGTCGCTTTACAACAGGATAAATTACCAAGTACAGCTAAAGGCATTAGTGGATTAGTGTGGACGAAAAACAGAGATGCTTCTGATGACCATCAATGGTATGATAGTTCACGAGGCGCACAACAAGTTATTGAATCAAATACAACAAGCGCTGAAGCTACAGTTGCAGATGGTTTACAAAAGTTTTTAGCAGGTGGACAACAAATTGAAGATGATGTGTCAATTAATACAAATGGTGAATCGTATGTGAGTTGGAACTGGGTGGCAAATGGAGGAACTACAGAAAATATAGATGTTGGTGGTGATATCACTATAGCTTCAGTTGTTCAGAAAAATACAACCGCTGGATTTTCTATTGTCCAATATACTGGAAATGGTTCTGCTAGTCAAAAAATCGGACACGGCCTATCACAAGCTCCAGAATTTATAGTTACTAAAAGATTAGATGGTACACAGAGTTGGCACCTGTATCATTCTTCACAAGGCCCAACTAAATATGCTCTTTTAGATTCTACTGGGACATTTCAATCCTCAACACTACCTTGGCAAGACACCTCTCCGGATGCAACTTGGTTTTCTGTAGGTAGTGGTAATACAAATCAAAATACTCAAACATATGTTGCGTATTGTTGGCATGGAGTAGATGGCTTCAGTAAAATTGGAAAATATCGTGGAAACTCAAGTTCTACTGGAGATGGTCCGTTTGTTTTTTTAGGATTTAAGCCAGCTTGGGTTCTTATTAAAAACGTCGGTGATGCTTCACAATGGCGACTTTTTGATGGAGCAAGAAATACTTTTAATCCAGTTAACAAAAGTTTTAGAGCAAATGCTACAAATACTGATCACACAGATAATACTTATTATTTAATGGATTTTCTAAGTAATGGATTTAAGATTAGGGGTCAAGCTTCAACAGATTTAAATTCATCATCATACGATTATGCTTTTCTAGCCTTTGCTGAACATCCATTTCTAGGGGACGGAACTAGTCCTATGACTGCGGGATAAAATGCCTTTAATTAAGATACCCTTTAAACCTGGTTTTAATAAACAAATGACAAGGACCACTGCTGAATACCAGTGGACAGATGGTGACTTTGTGCGTTTTAGATATGGGGAGCCAGAAAAAATTGGTGGATGGACACAACCAATAGTAAACACGTTACCAGGTGTTGCAAGAGGTATACATAATTGGGTTGCTTTAGATGGCAACAAATATATTGCAATAGGAACCACTAAAGGTTTGTTTTTATATTATGAAGGAGCATTTTATGATATTTCACCGCTCGGAACACCTTTAACATCCTGCACTATTACTACAACAAATAGCTCGGCTACAGTCACAATAAACAAGACTGGACATGAGGTAAAAGTTGGAGAGTATGTTGTTTTTTCAAGTGTAACTTTACCGGGATCAGGAACCGGGTTTACAGCCGCTGATTTTACAACCAATCCTTTTGAAGTTATCTCTGTTCCAACTGCAAATACTTTTACGATTACTATGTCTGCAAATGAATCTGGAGCTGGTATCACCGCAGCTGGATCAGCAACAGTTACACCTTATGAAGAAATAGGTCCTTTAATACAGACACAGGGTTTTGGTTGGGGTACAGGTACTTGGAGTGGCAGCCAAAATTGGGGTGAGGCAAGTAGCACGGATGACACTGTGCTTGAACCGGGAAATTGGTCATTAGATAATTATGGTCAAATTCTAATAGCTACAGTCCGTAACGGAAGAACATTTGAATGGAATCCTTCAGCTTCAAACGCTTTGACTACAAGAGCAACTTTTGTAACTTCAAATCCGACAGCCTCGGTACAAACTATTGTATCAGATACAGACAGGCATTTAATTCATTTAGGAACTGAAACTTTAATAGGCACAGCTGCCTCACAAGACAAAATGTTTATACGTTTTTCTGATCAAGAGGATAGAACGACATATGCTGCAACCTCTACAAACACAGCAGGGACTTTTCAGTTAGACTCTGGATCAAAAATTGTAGGAGCCGTACGAGCTAAAGATGTTACTTTTATTGTTACGGATACCTCAGCTTATATTATGCAATTTGTAGGTCCACCTTTTACATTTTCTATTAGACAGGTAGGTACAAACTGTGGAGCTATGTCACAACATTCAATAG